CTCGCCATCGACCGATGATGCTGCGCCGATCACATCACCAGCGCCCGCCGAGCTCCATGACGGGTTGGCGCCCGCGCCGCCGCTGGTCAGCACCTGTCCGGCCGTTCCTGGGGCCAAGCGGACGTTGTTCGTGCCGTTGTGGTACAGCACGTCGCCCTGCGTCGTGAGGGGCGACAACGCGTTGAAGGCTGCCGTGGCCGTGCTCGCGCCCGTGCCGCCGTCGGTGATCGGCACGTCCGTTCCGCCCGCGCGATAGATCGCGTTCCCTTCAACCGCGATGTCGCCGGCTCCGGTGCGCGACAGCGTCGTGTCCGCGTTGCCGATGTTGACCGTGGTGGCGGTCAGCGCAGCAACGCCGGTCACGTTGTTGCTGTCGTCAACCGTGATGCCGGTACCCTGAACCTTTTTGGTGTCGGTGCCGTCGGTGCGAACGAGCTGATTGTCGGTCGATCCCAGCCCGCCCGTATAGACGCTTTCCGTAAGTGCGGCCTCGAGATCGTCAAGCGTCGTGTTCCAATCGCCCTCGTCGATCTCCGTACCTTCGACGGCGGGGTTGAAGGAATTTGACGGCGCCGTGTAGGTGCCAGTGCTGCGCGGCATGTGTCAGAGCCTCAGAGCTTGATGATCCAGGTGCCAAGGAAGGCGGGCGGCATGTTGGAGTGGGCGGCGCCCGATCCGGTCGACGCGGTGGCGCCGCCGAACGCGACGGTGTGCTGGTGGTTGCCGGCGCCCGTCGTCGAGGCGGTGACGGTTCCCGAGTTGACGGCGACGGCCGACCCGCCGGCGACGGCGACGTTCTGCGAGTTCGACGCGGTGTAGAGATGGCTGTGGTCTGTCACCGAGCTCGTGATGCCGGACAGCGTGCCGGGAGCGTGCGTGTGGCTCGGCATCTGGCTTTCGGTCAGCGTGACCGTCTCGGTACCGCCCGATGCGCCGTTGGTGGTGTCGCTGGTGATGATCGTGCCGAGGCGGCCCGCATCACTGTTCCCCATGTCGTCGAGGCCGAAGAAGCTGCGGCCCCTGAGGTCGGGAAGCGCAATCGTCTTGCCGGCGTTGAAGTCGGCCGACGCGCTCGAGCCGCGGCCGGTGGACACGGCACAGACCGAATCCCCGTAGTTGTTCCACAGGAACGTATAGAGGTCTTCCGTGTCCGCGTTGGCGCGCTCATTGGCGCTGGAGCCGGACGAGCCAATCGTACGCCCGTTGGCCCGTACCCACCCCGTTGGGGACGTGGTGGCGCCATAGGGCAGGATAACGCCCGTGGGGATGGGCGAGACGTAGCCGATGCCAACACCGTCCGACGCCACGCCGATCTTGCCGCTGGCCGACCGATAAAATCCCGTGTCGGGGTCGGACCCGAACGAGATGCCGGGCGCGGCAGCGGTTCCCGCCGTGGCTTTGAGCTGGCCGGTCATCGAGGCCTGGCCGTCGCGCGGCAGGCTGTTGGTGATCTCAGCCGCGATGTCGGAATTGTTGGCGTTTGTCGCCGAGCTGCTTATGGTCGTGCCCGACGAAAAGCTCGTCGGAATCGACATTGTGCCGGAGCCGTTGCGGGGCATCCAAACCTCAGAATGATGGGCTGGTGGGAACGCTTGACCGACGTGCTTCTGGCGGTCGCGATCTTCGCGGCCGTGAAGCTGCTCAAGGTGGGACTGGCTTACGCGGTGGCCGCCCTAGTCCTCAGAACGTGAGGCGCCGGCAGCGGCGTAGGGGGCAAGCAGAGGCGGGCGGGCGGCGAGGCCGCCTTGGGCGGTTGCCTTGGCGGCTTGGGCCTGGCCGTAGCCGCTGTAGATGGGAGCTCCGACCGTGCGGGCGGCCGTCTGAGCTAGCGGCGTATTCCAGCCGATGGCCTTGAGAATGGCGTCGAACCCTTCTTTCATGAACCCGGTCACCGACGGCGCCGTCCACGAGCGGTTGAGGTTCTTCATGTCGACGCCCTCCATCGCCTTGGCGAGGCGGACCATGGCAGCCTGCTCTTCCCGCGAATAAAGCAGGTTGAACACGGTGCCCTGCGTCGAGCGGGCGGTGCCGAGGTTGGTCTGGAATTGTTTAGCGCCGACGGCTTCGCCATTCTTGCCCTGCGAGAGCCGCAGCCAATAGGCCAAACGAACGTCGTTCCAGGCCCTTTGCGCGGCGTCGGGCGGCAAATAGCGGTCATAGCCCGCCTTGAGCGCCTGAAGCGCCTCGGCGCTGCCCTGCTTGATCTGCGCCGTCGGGCCGGTGAAGAGCGCGTTCACGACGTTCTCGGCGCTGTCGGCCTTTTCGAGCACCTGGGCGATGATCTTCTCGCCCGGCGTGCGCGCGTTGGTGGCGAACGCGTCCTTGACCTCGCGGCTGATCCCGCGGGCGGTGACGAGGTTCGCGGCCCCTTGCGGGTTCGACTGAACCATCTTGTCTGCGGTGGCTTCAATCCAGTCGTTGAACGAGCGATAGATGGCGCCCGCCGCCTTCTTGTCCGGTCCCGGCGGCATGTCGGCCATGGCATTGCCGAGCATCCGGCGCATCTGGTCGACATCGCGCGTCGGGTTGGCCGAAAGGAAGCTCGCCACCTTCTCCGGTGACTTGCCGGCGATGAACTGCTCGAGGTCGCGCGCCATCTCGGCGGCTACGGGTGTGGTGCGGTCGTTGAGCTTGAACCCGCTCAAGCCGCGGTTGATCGCAGTTGGCAGCTCCGCCAGCGCTTCGTCGGTCGCCGTGATGGTGCCGACCTTGTCCCACGCCTCGCCTTCCACGGCCTTGGCCGCGTCGCGCGCCGACACCGCGGACTCGCGGATGTTGGTCCCCACCTGACCCTTGTTGAAGTCAGCCGCCGTGCGCTCCGGCGCCAGCCGCTTGGCGATGGTCTGCCCGGCCGCGTTGGTCGGCGCGGTGTCCCCCACGAGGTTGGCTGCGATGGCGTCGGTCTGATCCGTGTCGAAGGTCTGCATCCGGCGGGACGGCGCCTCGCCGTAGGCGCCGCCGCGGATGCGCTGCTCTTTGAGCAACTGGCCCTGGTTCTTTGTCGTCTCGCCGAGCGTCTTCGGGATGCCGAACTCGCGCGACAGTGCCCCCCGCGCTGCGGCCTCGGCGTTGCCGGTGCGGCCCATCTCGTCAGCGAACATGCGGGCAAACTGCGAATCGATGTCGGCGGGGTCGAGCCCGGCCGACTGCGCCGCCTGCATACCCTTCGGGGTCAGCTTTCCGGTTGTCTGGTCGATGAGGCCGGGGGTCGTGACGAAGCGGCGCCACAGAGCCCCGATCGCCGGAGCGGCAAGCGTAGCAGCACCGCCGGCCGCAGCAGTAATGCCCGCCTTGGTGATGTCGACGCCTTGGCGGCTTCCCATTTCGCCAGCCGCCACGTCACCACCGATGCTGGTTGCGCCAGCTCCAATAGCCTGACCCGCGGCTTGGGCCAGCAAGGGAGCGCCGCGCGCCACGGCGCCGACACCGCCGCCCACCGCCATGAACGGCACCATGCCGAGCGCCGTGCGCGACACGTCTTGAAGGTCGAGGCCGGGCCTGTTCACATAGGCCTGCTTCGTGCTTCCGTCGTCGTCGCGGTAGGTCACGATCTCGTAACCGTTGGCGTCCTTCTCCCGCTTGATGAGCCGGCCGCCGAGGTTCTTTGCGATGATGTCGCCGCGGGCCGCATCGTCGGCGTTGGCCAGCTGGCTGCCGAGGTACGCGTCGTCTTCCTGCGTGTAGGGCTTGGGCTGGTAGGCGGGCAAATCCTTGAACCGCGGGTCCTGCCGACCGCGGATATCTTGCATCCGGCGGCCGATCCACGTCGGGGCGTCTGGCTCGGCGTTAGGGTCCACCGGCTTGGGGGCGGCGACTTGTGGAGCCGACGGCGCCGGCTGCCCTGATCCTAGAAGCTCGTCCGCATAGGAGCGGCGGGCTGGCGCCTGGGGCTGCGCTTGCGGGGCCGCTTGTTCCGGCGCAGGCGCTTGGAGCTCCGCCGGGTTGATGTCGGGCTGCCCGATTGCGCGGCGGTAGGAGTTGACCGCGTCGATGGCCTCTTGCGGCGGCTTGGGTCCGTAGCGGCGCAGCGCGCGCTCGGCTTGGGACTGAGCCTCCGGCAGCGCGTCGACCTCTGACACGTTGCGCCCGTCGGGATCGACGATGACCGGAATGTCGCCGCGCTCGCCCATGTTGCGAACGGAGTAGCCGGGCGCAAGTTTGAGGCCGCCTGGCATCTGCGGTGCCGGCTGCGGAGCGGCCTGTTGGGGCTGCGGCTGCGGTTGAGCGCGAACGGGAACAGGCTGCGCCGCACGCTGCGGCATCTCCTCGCCGGGCCGCACTGTCGGACCCGGCCGCATCTGCGCGCCCGGCTGGCGGTCCTGCGCTTCGATCAGATCGGCGTTGGCGCCGGGGCCGAGCAGGAGGTCAGACCATCCCATCAGATGCCGAACTCCTGTTTGAGGCGGTCACGGACGGCGCGCTGGATTTGCTGCGGATCGGCGTTCGGGTTCTGCTGACGTAGGCTCTGCTCGATGATCTGGCCGCGCTGGTCGATCAGCGCTGGCATGTCGTCGAGCCCGACGCCGGCCTCCCAAGGCTTACCCTTGAATCCTTGCGTTCTGAGGTAATTCGAACGCGCGATAGCGGCCTTGCTGTCCTTGGCGGCCTGCTGGAGCTTGGCCGCGAACTCCGGTGCGCTGTCTCCGTCGAACATGCCCGTTCCGGAATTCGGCAGCGTCTGCATGATGCGCGCGAACTCGGCTTCCGACACAGCGACGCCGGAAAGGTACTTGACGTACAAAGCAGCGTTCTTGACGCTCTGCTGTTTGAACTGCGCGAACTTCATCAGCTCTTGCTGCTGCTCCGGCGTCGGCTTGCCGAGCCAGCCGCCCGCCTTGTTCTGCATCGAGCGGAACGTTTGCTCGATGCGGCTCGGGATTTCGAGGTGCTTGGGGTCGAAGCTCTTTGCGATGCCGTCCAGGCGCGCGACCGACTCAATGGCCGCCATCTGATCCTTGTCGTTCTGGTTACTCGCCTCTTTCCCGAGCCCGCCGCGCTGCGCCTGCTCCATCAGCATCTTGCCGGCGTCGCCCTTGCCGGCGAGCCCCAACGCAAAGGCCCGGCGCTGCGCGTCCTGCTGCGACATCGGCCCCATGGGGGTGTCGACCATGTCGGGCTGCTGCTGTTGAGGCGCCGGACCTCCGACCTGAGTGCGGATCAGGTTCGGGTCCGGCGCGGCCCCTTCCATCGACTGCGGGCGGATGGGGCTCTGAGGCTGCGGCGCTTGCTGCGGCTGCGTCTGGCGGATCATGTCGGCGATGGCTTCGTTCAGAACGTCCTTGTTCCCCGCCGCCTTGATCTGCGCTTCCAGCATCTGCCGCTTGAGCGGCGCCATCTCGCGGTTGTTCTGAAGCTCAAACTGCGCGGCCTCGAGCTGCGCCCGCTTGGCCTGAAGTGCAGCCTGCGCCGACGGGCTGCTGTCCTGCATCCGCTGGCCGATCTGCTGGACCGCCAGCTTCCGCCCCGTGTCCGATGACCACGGGTTCGACATCATCTTCGTGATGTCGCCCTTACCGTTGAGCGCATCGACAATGGCCTTGTCGCCGGAGGCGCGGCCTTCACGCTCAGCCGTGTCAGCCCAATCGTTTTGGAAGGCACCCACCACACCTTGCGCACCGCGCGCGAGTGCCTGTGTCCAGTGTCCGACCGGGCTCGAGTCCATGCCGCGCTGCATGAGCGCCTGAGCAATGCGGCGCTGGCTTGCGACTTCTTCAGGCGTCATCGTCAGTAGCTCCCGCCGCTAGCGCTTGACCCCGTGCTCTTGCTCTTCAAGTACGCTTGCGTAGCCGTGCCGGCGAGCGACGCCAGACCGCCGAGCGCGGCGTTCTTCTCCTTCTGCTTCTCCTGATAGTTCTTGTAGTCGGCGTCGTACTGCTTGTCGTAGCTGTTGTCGCCGCTCTTGCCGGATGTCTTGTAGTAGTCTGCGTAGTCGCCGCCGGTCGCGCTCTGGCCGTAGTCGAGGCCGGCGCTGTAGTCGGACATCTTCTGCTGGTACGTCGACAACTCCTGATTATAGAGCTGGTTCACGTAGTCGCGGACGAAGCTCGAGTAAGCGTCGTTCTGCGCCTTGTACTGGTCGCCCATCTCGGAGTTGTAGCCCTCCGAGTTGATGTCGAAGCCCTGGTTGACGAGGCGGTTGTCGGTCGCCTTGTTGTCGCGGGTGAACCGCTCGCCATAGGCGCTGTAACCCTGCTTGCCGGCTTCTTCCATCGCCGTCTGATAGTCGAAGTCGAACGAGCCCGCCGTCTCGCCGTACTTCTTCGAGAGGTCGCGATAGAGCGTGTCGTACTCCTTCGCGGTGTCGCCCATCGTCGAGGTCTGCTCATACGTGGGGTTGCCCGACGAGTCGTAGCCCGTTTGCGTATAGGTGATCTTGTTGCCGTACTGGTCGGTCTGGTTGACGCGGTTGTAGCTCGCGTCTTGGTTCCGATAGTCGCGCTGTTCGGTCTGCTCCTGGCTGTACGACTTCGACGAGTCGTAGCTAGGCGCGCTGTTTTTCTTGAAGGCGCTCGACATCTTTGATCCATCGGCAAAGAGGAGGGGTCATGTACCAGACGAGCGCATCGGAACCGGGACCGTACCAATCCCGCGCCGCGCCCTCGAACCGGAACCCCAGCTTGGGCGCGGCCTTCTTGATGGCCCGGTTCCGCTTGGAGGTTCTGATCTGCAAACGCCACACGCCGCACTCGTCGAACGCCCACGTAAAGAAGGATTTGGCGATCCCGTGCGTCACCACATCGCCCGTCGTCGCCATCGACATCTCGGCGGTCTGGTTGTGATGCCAGACCAGCACGAAGCCGCCGCACAGAACGCCCTTGGCGTCGATGATGCCGGCGGCCCGATACGGCGGCGGAAAGTATCCGTCGAGCCGATTGCCCACCCACTGCGCTACAGTGTCGTCGTGCCCGTGAAGCAGCTTCACAGGTAGCCCCCGGCCTCGGTGAGAGCGACGAACCCGTTGATCCGCATCGCTTCATCGGTCGAGCCCGTGCCGCCCCACAGCGATCTGCCCCACAAGCTCACGCCCCACAACGATCGGCCGACATCTTGTCCAGTGATCGCTTGGAACTTCACAGAGCCAAACGTGCCGATGCCGACCACGTTGGTCCAGTCCGCGACCGTCACGCTCTCATCCGACCACGTGGCCACGTCCCACTTCGCCACGTCCCACAGCGCGCCTGATGCTGCCTGTGCAGCGGTGAGCGTCGACATGGAGCTCGTCTCGACGAAATCAACGCTCATGCCGAGCGACGGGCGATTGGTGCCCGTGGTGTTGACCAGAGGGCGCAGCATCGAGAACCGCTTGACGTTGGCCCCGCCGAACGCCTGATACGCGGTCTGCCCGACGGCAACGATCGGCTGATCCCCATCTGACCGGCCGGTGTCGGCCCGGTACACAGCGCCGTTCTGCCCCCCGAAATAGATCTCGTCGCCCATCACCGCCCAGCAGTTGGCGTTGTGCGCGTCGTACTCGCACCACGCGCCCGTGATCGTGTTCATGACGTACTGCTTTGAGCTTTCGAGCTCGTCGGTCGGGATGTTGACGATCAGCCGTGTGCCGGCGGAATAAACCGCCATCTCCCAGCCGAACAGCGAACCATAGGACAGCGCTGCCGCGTTGAACGCCGCGTCGATCTTCTCGGTGATGGCAACGCGGGAGGCCTTCGACTGATCGACGGGCAGCAGCTGCGAGAGCGGGAACACGCCCTCGAGCGTCATCAGCAGCACGTCGCCGCCAAGGCGGGCAAAGCAGCGCCGGCCGATGGGCTTCGGAACGTTGAACACACCGACGATCGACCACGTGTCAGCGCTGGCAGGGTCGGTGCCGGCGTAAACCGCAACTTGCCCCTCGCTCGAGATGAACACCTGATAGTCGTCAGGGCCGGAGCCACCGTCACGGGTCCACGTGGTGCCTGCCATCAGATAGCCGCCGCGCGTGAACAGGCGGCCGAGCCGAAACTTGGTCGCGGTGCCGCTGATTGCGTCCGTCTCGAGGTACGCCGCGTCTTGGCTGCTGTTGATCACGCACCAGATGCGGGCCTTGTGCGCCCAACACTGAATGAAATCTGTCGACGTGATGCCGGTCCCGGTGATGCTGGTGTTGGTCCAGCTCGAGCCGTTGTAATAGCGCGGCGTATCGGCCCCGTTGCACATCCACAAGAACGTGCCGGCGGAGTTGCCGAACATCGTGTGTTGCCAACGATCCTCGCTCAGCCCGGTGATGCTGGATGTGGCCGCGGCATTGGCGGTCGCGTCGTAGACCTTGCCGCCGCCGGCCGCAAACATCTTGGCGCTGGTCGGCCCCTGATAGACCATCAGGCTTTCAATCGGCGTCGTGTCCGACGTGATGTCCCACGAGTGGAACTTGAACCCTTTGCGGACCTCGATCCATCCTGGCTGCGGGAACCAGTTTTTCAGCTGGACGGCGCGATCGGCCGGCATGTTGGCGAGCGCCGACGCCGCATCCCACCCGCCGACCGGCGCCTGAACGGGGGTCGCCTTGACGACAGCTTTGCGAACCCTCGGATTGGCGGGAGCGCGCGCGAGCAGCATCAGGTGATATTCCAGTTCCCATCGGGCGGCAGCGGCGAGCGCGGCGCCCGTGGGTCAGACGTTGAACCCATGTTGAGGATGCGCCGGCCGCCGTCGCGCCCGGTCAGCGTCTTGAACATCGCCTCGTAGCTGTTGAAGTCCTCGGCGTAGTCGAGCCCGCGCGAACGCTTGTACCGCCACGTAAGGCCGAGGATATGGAGCTCGTCGGGAAACAGGCTGCCGTCCGTGTCGACATTGAACGCCGTCTTGCTGCCGGCCGTCGCGCCCGTCGCCGTGACCCAATACGTCGAGATGTACTCAAACGCCCACGTCTCGCCCGCGCTTGGCGTCGGCAGAACGAGGAAGTCGTTGCCGCGCACGCGAAACGCGTCATAGACCAGCGACGCGAGGCGCGACTTGTAATCCTGATACTGGAGCGGTGTCAGCGGACCCTGTGCCATGCGGGTCCGGCTGCGATTGTAGACCGTGCCATCAATGAAGCGGTCGAAGTCGGAAGGAATGACGCCGGTCTGTGTCTCTTGCGGGATCGTCGCAAACGTCTTCTCCTTCTGGAGCTGCTGCCAGGGATGGCGGCGGGCAAGCTCGCGGCCATCCTGATTGAGCAGCGCCAGAAGCTGCCGAACCTGCATGTCGTTCGATCCCACCACCTGCGTTGTGCGCGGCAGGCCGACCCGGTCGGATGCGTCTTGGACGATCGAGAGCAGCGTCACGCCGCGTCATCCTCCGGCTGGGCTTCGCCCTTGGGCGGCCGGCCGCGGCGGGGCTTGTTCTCCTGCTCAAGTTTCATCGCGGCGAACATCTCCGCCATCTCGTCGAGGCGGTCCTTCAGAGCGGTGATCTCCTCGTCCTTCTTGGCGAGCTCGGCCGTGACCTTCGCCTGATCCTTCGACGCGACGAAGCGGCGCGCGTTGGCCTGGATTTCGCGAATGCCGGGCAGCTTCACGAGGTTGATCGTGGTGTCGCTCGCCTCGGCGATCTCTTCCACGGAGCGATAGCCGGCGGCCTTGATGATCTCGGCCTGCTCGTGCGTCAGGCCCGGCCATGCCGACAGCGGCGTCCCGGTGACGGGCGCATCGTTGCCCGCCTTCCATGCCTCGTATAGCGGCTTGATGTAATTCCACCGCGCCCACGCCATCTTGGCGGCCTCGTCCTCGCTGTTCTCGGCGACGGGGCGAACCTTCTGAAGCAGGCTGATCGGAGTCGGCGTGACGGCGAGCTGAGCCTGTCCTATGGCGCAGATGTCGGCCCAGTCGCTGGCGCGCGTCGAGCCGTCGGGGAGTGTGGTGTACTTCGTGTAGAATTTCAGGACCCTGAGGGACATGGTGTGATCCGTGGTCGATAAAGGGAAGCGGCCGGAGTTGCCCCCGGCCGCCGTGGTGTCGTCACCAGGGGAAATCGCACATGACGATTTTCGCCGAGGCGTCGATGGCGTAGGCGCAGATCGAATCCGTGACCAGCGCGGACACGTCGAGCGTACCGTCGGTGGCGCCGACCGCCGTCAGAGCGTTGCCGTCGCTGCCCGCGGTGAGCGCGGTGGTGAGCGTCGCCGGCCCCTTGGTCTGAATCCAGCAATACTCCAAGTTGGCCGGAGCCGACTGGAGGACGCCAGCGCCGACGTTGGCCGAGTCCGACAGGTCAGACGTGACATCGGTCGTCGCGCCTTCCGACGTGCCAGACGGGGCGAAGTAGTAACAGACGTTGCCGGCCACGGCGGCAACGGAGTCCGCCGCCGTCCGATACCGCACGTACTTGTAGAACTTGCCGTTGTGGCCGGCGCCGACAGAGCCGACCGCGAACTCTGCGGTCGTGGCCGTGTCGGTCCAATTCGCAGCAGTGATGAACATGGACGGGGCTCCTTAGGTGAGGTCGTGAAGGCGGCCCTGAAGGGACCGGTTGGACGTGCACAACTGGCCCATCCAGTAGATGGGCACGACGACAGCGTCCTGATTCACCGGGACCTTCTCGTCGTCCTCGGTCCAGCGCGCTTCGGAGTGCTCCATGAGGTAGAGATACTTGGTGTTGACGAAGTACATCAGCTCGGCGGTGGTGCCGAAGTTGGTGTTGTCGTCGAAGATGATCGACGCGCTCTTGTACTTCAGGCTCTCGAAGCCGAGGCCCGCCATCTTGGCGTCCGCGTAGCGCTGAAGGTCCTGAAGGCCGCCCTCGTAGAGCGCAAACAGGTCATGGGTGGACACGATCAGATCCGGCTTGTCCGCGCCGCGCACGAGAGACAGCCACAGCGCGTTCATGTCGATCTTGAGGTTGGCAAACGTGATCGCCGAGCCACCGCCGGCCGTGACCTCGCGGAACTTGTTCTTCCAGAAGGTGTAGGTGCCGGAGACGATGCCGCCGACCGTTCCGGTGCCGTCCGCGGTGATCAGATGGGCGAGGCCGCCGATCTGGTTGGTGAGCGCGCCGTCGGAGTAGAGATCGATGCTCATGTTGTTCGCCGCGGTCGCCATGGCGACATCGGTGCGAGCCTTCACGAGGTCGATCATCTTCTCCGCCGAGTTGTTCATGCGGAGCTCGCGGCCGGTGGCGACGACGTGCAGCGCCACCTGCTTCCAGTCGTACTTGGCCGCCGACAGCACGTCGGACTGCGAGATGTTGAGCGTATCGGCGCCGCTGTAGCGCTGGTACGTCGCGTTCTCGGCGTAGCTCAGCGGAATGGCGATCTCGTAGCCGCCGCTGGCCTTGATGTTCCCGCGCTCCTTCATGATGGTGAGAAGCGCGTTGTTCTTGGTCACGTTGTCCACGACCTTGCGCTTGTGGTGGCGCATGGTGGTGGTGACCATCTCCGTAAAAGTGGAGTTGGGCGAGGCCATGTGTCAGTGCTCCTTAAGCGGCGGACCGCTTGCGATAGACGGCCATCAGCTGCGCATCGAGGTCGTCGCCCTCGGCGGCTGATTGGCTGCGTCCGTTGACGTTGATGGACGCGGCGCGCTTGGCGGCCTCGCCCGCTTTCTTGGCGGCCTCGATCCGATCCCGCTCCGCCTTCTCGGCCCGCTGAGCTTCCAGCTTGGCGCGGGTGGTGGGGTTGGCCCACACAGCCCGGTCATAGGCCTGCTCGAGGAGTTCCTTCGGCGAGAGTGAGGGGTTAGACCTCTGGAGGGCACCAATGGTGGCTAGAAGCTCGGTCTCGATCTCGGACCAATGCTCCTTGCCCTGGCGTACTTCCGTCACGAGCTGATGCAGGGACTGGTCACGTTGCGCGGCGGCCCGTTCGGCCGTGACGCGCTCCTGATAGTCCCGTGCTGACAACCGTTGACGCAACTCGGCGACTTCTCTCCGCAGCGTGTCCATCTCCGGTGGATCCAGAGGGTTGGGCGCAAGCTGAGAAACGTCGATCTTGTAGGCGGCGGCGAGGTCCCGCAGCGCACCGATGGCGTCGCCGCTGTCCATGCGCTCGCTGATGTCGAGGGCGCGGGTGATGAACTCGGTCGGGGCGATCCCGGTCTGACGCAGGTAGCCTTGACGCTCGTTGATGATGCGAGTCAGCGGTTCGGCCTGTTTGGCGACCTGACCCAAGCGGCTGATGGTCTGGTGGGCCTCGGCCTCGCGCTTGGCTATCTGGGCTTGGACCTCCGGCGGAACGGCAGCCCACTTCTCATGCAACTCCTTCGGCCAGGACTGCGGCGGCGGGGCGATCTTCGCGGCGTCTGGCTTGGCATCAGGCTTAGGAGCCTCGGTCTTCGCGTCGGGCTTCAGCGCGTCCGCGGCGGCCTTCTCACCATCCTTGGGTGCGAACCGGCCGCTCTCGTCGCGGGCCTTGTTCGCTTTGTCGAAGACCTTCCGCAGATCGTCGTCGAGGGACTGTTCTGCCTTGGCTGCCGTTTCGGCGGGGTTGTCGGCTGCCGGCGGCGGTGATGCTGCCTCAGGGGCCGGCGTAGACGACACGGGGGCCTCGGCCGGCGCGGGTGCGCCACCGGAAAGCTCGTCGCTCATGTGTGGGGGTCCTTACCTGACGATGTCGGAACGCTTCAACTCGGCGTGCAACGGCAGCCGGTGCTTCGCTGCGAAGCGGGCATTCTTCAGCGGGCGAACGTGCTTGGGAGGATCGACCTCGACGCAGCCGTTGCGCTTCAGATCCTCGCGGCGCTCAGATCGGCTGGTGATCGGCCGGCCGTCGATGGGGCTGCGATACTCGGGGATGTCAGAGACCACGTAGGGGCGGCAGATGGCGTTGGCGTCGCGGACTTCCATCGGGGCGCCGGTCGCCTTGTCGACGAAGGCGCCGTTGCGCCAGACGTAGGTGGTCATTCGGAATACTTCCGCTCCTCATCGGCGTTGTCGGCTTCGAGCTCGAGCCGCTCGATCTCGCCTTCCAGTTCCACGATCCGCGCCTTGGCGGCGGCAAGCTCGGCCTCGAGCTCGGCGATGCGCTGCTCGGCCGTCTTGTCCGGGTTCTCCGCCTTGTACCGATCCCACGATTTCACTGCGCGGCGCTCCGTTGATTGCAGCCGGCATCGCGCGCGGCGTATTCGATCACGACCGTATCAAAAACATCCCCGTCCTTGTCGGGAGGCGGCAGGCCGAGGGCAAGCGCCTTCTCGCGGCGGGTCATGCCGGGGCGATCCGTAACGCGCGCGATGTAGTGTACACCATCATACTTGAGCCCACCGACGTGACGATACCCTTGCACGTCAACAACAGTGCGGTGAGCATCCGCTTGCATTTCACTTATCGGCTTAGAAGGCCTCACTGCGCCACCCCGTTCGGCTGCTGCGCTTTCAGCATAGCGTTCGTCGCCGCCTCGCGCATCTTGATCTGGCTGGCCTGCTGCTTGACGGCCAGGTCAGCCTGCTTGGCCTGCATGTCGAGCTGATGGCCCTCGCGCTTCATGTCCATCTCGTCCTCGCGGGCCTTGGCGTCGAGCTCGGCTTTCTTCTCCTCTGGCGACGGCCCTTGCTGCGCCTGCTGCATCGCCTGCACCTTCTGCTGGACGATCTGCGGCAGCTTCTCCAGCGCGTCCTCGGCCTGCTTGCCCAGCTTGAACTTGCGGGCGAACGCCGTGTAGACCTCGACCATCACCGGCAGGGCTTCGGGGAGCGCCTGGAACAGCCCGCCCATGCTCTGCATGTACATGCCGGTTCCCTCGAGGAACTTCGACATCTGCTCTTGCGTCCGGCTCATGTCGGCCCGGACGGTGCTGTCACTCTCCATGTCGATGCGGAAGCCGCGGCCGACATCGTCCTTCAAAAGCTGCGCCACCTGAGGTTCGATCTTGATCTGCGTCATTGCCGATAGGTTTTCGGGCGTGAAGTGCGTGCAGATGATCGACGCCATCAGGCGGAACAAGTCGCGCGCGTAGCGGGCCACGTCGGCCTGCTGACGCTGAATCCGCATTGAACCCCACTGCTGCTTGATCTGCTGCGCGGTGGCGGTCTCTTGGGCGTCCGACTGGCCTCTCAGGATGTCGCTGAGGCCGGACACCTCGAAAATCGTCTGTTTGGTCGCCTCGCGCTGAGCGTAGAGCTCTTTCAGCGCCATGACGGTGGGCTCCATCGGCCAGTGCGCGATGGCGGCCTCTAGCCGGGCCTGGCCGCTGGTGAACTTCTCCGCGTTCTCAACCGGCTTGTACTGGCCGTCGGTCAGGAGCGCGATGGCCTCCATATCGGGAGCCAGCTGCGAGTCGATCAGGCCGCGCACCTTGAGCTGATCCACCAGCGAGTTGATGCGCCGCTGCACCTTCTCGAGCTCGGCGATGAGCGGGCGATAGATCTCGTAGGGGCAAAGCGGCGTCAGGTCCTTACGCTTGCGCAGGCCCTGGAGCGGCGGCGGGGTGTCGAAGAAGTCCGGCAGCCCCAGCGGATCGTCGACGACCTGTAGCGGGCGCTCCTTGTCCTGCGGCGTCAGGAAGATCACGCGCCGGCTGTCCTTGTCCCACACCTCGTAGACCTTGACGGTCTTGTACACACCCGTGCTGGACCGCTTGTCGTGCTCGCCGTCCTTGCCGGTTTTGCTGTCGTCGAATGTCAGCGCCTTGATGCGCGCGTCGTCCAGGCCGATCTTCTTCAGCTCACGCTCGGTGTAATCGTGCTCGTAGGCGATCCACGGCACCAAATGCCAGACCGTGCCAGGGCCGCAGATGAAGCGGTCCCACACGCAATACTCGGTGTAGACCTCCTGATAGCCGACAGTCTCGAAGGGCTGGCCGGTCGCGGGGTCCATCTGCTGCTGCATGTGCGGGCGGTACCGCAGCCGGACCACCCCGCGACCGGCCAGCGACCTGTCCCGAACCGCTTCGATGATCGCGCCGTCGAAATCGTGCTGATCGATCACATAGGAAACGGCACGCTCGATCACGTCAACGGCCTGCTTGGCCATCGGGTCGGCGTCAGAGTAGCGGCGGCGAACGTCCGGCGTCGGCGTCGAATTGTAGAGCGCCGGCACCACCGTCTCGATGTTGGAGTGCAGGATGTTGAACGCGGTGCCCTTGCCGTCCTTGTCGTCGCCGCCCTCGTAGATCTTGATCGCCTCGCAAGCGTGATCGCGCCAGCCTTCCTCATCCTTCTTGGCGCGCTCGATCTCCCTGAGCCAGACGGTTACGGGCGAGATGCCTTCGGCGGCTGCCGTTTCCCGTGAAACGATCTCGCCCGCGTTGGTGTGCTCAGCCATAAGCTCTCTTGCGGCGCATCTTGGCCTCGACGATCTCTCTCACGCTCATGTTGGCCTTGATGGTCCCGTCAGGGTTGGCGGTCAGGATCAGTTCGGTCGGCTTGGGCGGCTCTTCGGCCTTGGGCTTCATCTCGCGCCAAGCCATGGCGGCATATCTGAACGCGTCGGCGGTGTGCGATGTCCAGTCGTGCAGCGGTGTGCTTTTGAACACCTTGAGCTTTTCGTCGAACGCGCTTCGGTACTGGCGAAGCGCCTCGAGGCCCTGACGGCACCGCACATCGTGAAACCAGAACTTGCCGAACCCAACGCGGGCGGCGTTGATGCCGTCTTCAACCTTGTGGTCGGGCACCAGCCGAGCCTTGACGCCCAACTCTTTCAAGGTCTCGATGCGCGTGCGGCCCGTGCCAAGCTCGCGGACCTTGGCGTCGTGCGGCACCCAATGATCACCGTAGCGGTAGCCTCGAGCGCTCAACACAGAAGCGTAATGAGCGAGAGGCTGATTGTGGTTCTCGTAGTGGTCGACGAACCGGACGCCATCGGGCGCGACCTGAAAGAACCAGATCGCGGTGCTGTCACCTATGCCGAGATCCCATGCCGTATGCACGAGCGCGGCCGGGTCAACCTCATGCGCCCCGATGCGGCCGGCACGCTCAGCGTCGACAAGCTCCTTGCCGTAGTAGGCGCCCACAACCGCGGCGTTGAAGTTGCACTCGATCTCTTGCTCATACTGTTCGGGCGTCATCTCGGCCCGCATGGCCTCGAGCTCCGACGCAATGAGCAACCCGCTTTCAGACCCCCGCAGCAGCATCGGGAACCAGTCCGGCGTCGTCTGTGCCCGCTCCCACACCTTATAGAAGTCGTTGCGGCCCTTGGGCGTGCCGATGAACGTGGCCCACCCTTGGCGATCAGCGAGCATCGGGCGAATGACCTCAGGCCAAGCCGCCGGGTGCATGTCGCCGTACTCATCGAGGATCACGCCGTCAAAGTAGCCGCCGCGCATCCGGTCGTAGTTGTCGGCGCCGTAAAGCCGTAGCCGCGCCCCGTTGTGGGCAAAGTCGATGCGCAGTTCGCTTTCGTTGATCTCAGCACCCGGCACAAGACGCGTGAACCGCTTAGCGTAGGTCCAAGCCGCGTCCTTGGCCTGATTGTAGTACGGGGCAACGTAGGCAAACCGTGCCTCTTGCTTGGTGCAGCGCAATGCGGCGTCGACAAGATCCATCACGCAGGCAACGGTCTTCCCGGCGCGGCGGTGGGCAACGATGCAGGCCCATCTTTGCTTGCGAGCGTGGAACGGGCGGAACTGCGGGCGGGCGCGGTAGCCCAAGTCAATGCGTTGCGTCCGCGCCGTTGGCGTGGCTGTCGTCGTCATCATGGGCTTCGCGGGGGACGCCTGAAACGATGTTGAAGGCTACGGGGTTGTCGTTGTCCCCGCTGTGCTGAACAGCCGACAGCTTGGGGTGCATGTAGGGCGCCGCATCCCTTGCGAAGATGGCAGCGCCGCCTTTGTCGCCTTTTTCCCATGCCTCGCGCATGGCCCCTAGCATCACGTCCAGCGGCGATATGCCTTCTGCCGTAGCACGGGCCACGAGAGCACGACTTGCCTCTGTACGCTTGTTTGGGGTGCCTTTGCGGCGTCCTCCGGTCTTCTTCCCCGCTGCCATCGTCTATTGCCGTCTATTTTTAGATGAGTAGATCAAGCAGTTGCGGTGCGCTGGTCATTGAGAGCGGCGCGAAGCTGCTCCTTGAGGGCCTGAACGGCGCGCTCGTCGGTGATGGTGACGGAGGTGTCGGTAGAGGCTGACCCCCGGGTGTCGCCCTTGGGGCGACGGGTTGCGCCGGCAGCACCAGCGAAGAGCATCAGGGCCGTCAGGGTCAGGATGGAGTTGACGGTGATGGTCTTCTGGGCCGCGGCAAAGTCGGACACGGTTTGCACGTCGGCGCCAGTGTACTTGTTGGCGATCTGGGCGAAGGGGTCGACGGCGGCAGTGCTGACAGGAGCAGCCTGTCGGGTCTTGGTGGCGGTGCGAAGTTCCTTGCGGGCCTCGTCGATCTTGGCGTCCTGAACGCCGATGGCATCCCAAGAGCGAATGTCAGCCTCGGCGGAGCGGTAGGTGTCGCAAAAGGCGCGGGTCTGAGGCCCCTTGGTCTCCTTGCAGCCATTGGTCATCTGCCAGAAGCGGTGAGCCTCGGCCTTGTCGAGCTCGGCGCGAGCGTCCGCGGCGGAACGGGTCGGCTTCATCTTGGAACGGGCGTCGACGAGCTTGTTGAGCTTGTCCTGAATGCCGGCCACGTCGGCCGAGGCGTCCTCATAGACGGTGTGCTTGGCCAAGCGCATGGCGGCGCCGGCATCCTGAGAGGTGGCGGCCACGCCGAGGCTCTGGACGAAGCTGTAGGCGAAGCAGACGGCCCACACGAAGGCGCCGGAGCTCATGACCACCCAATCCCGGCGCTGGAAGGCTTCAACGGCCTTGTGGATGGCGCCAACCTCGCCGAGCACCACGGCCACGGCGATGGCAGCCCACAGGTAGGAGGTCGACGACTGGTAGGACCAGCCGAGGATGCAGGCGGCCACGAGCACGATGACGAACGCCCACAGCATGGAGCGGTCGACGATGTAGCGGACGGCCTCAGTGAGGCGGGCGTCGAGGGTCATGGGATGTCCTCCGGAAGTGGGGGACGCGGTTACGATCTCAAAACGAGGATGATGTTGACGATGCCGGCGACCACGAAGATCACGCCGAGGGCGGCAAGGCCGAGGGTGACTTCCATCGTTCATGCCCCGTTTATGCCCGCGCCACGATTTGGGCGCGGATCGGTGGCAGTGTGTGTGCAGTTGAGTTCGGTTGCGTTGCGTCGGTCGGAGCTACCCGCCGCGCTCTACCATGTAGAAAAGCCCCGGCGCATGTCATGCGTTGCCGGGGAACTGTATACTTGACGGAACAGTCCCGATAGCGTACTTTGGGGTCAATCGAACCGGATTGGCCCCAATGACTTTCAACATCCTCGATCCCGTCTTTCACTGTGAGACCAAGGCCCGCAGCTTTCTCGAAGCGCAGCGCTGGACCAATGGTCCCGAATGCCCTTTCTGCGGCAAAGCCGGCGAGAACATCGCCCGTTTGGGCGGTGAAGCCGCTTCCAAGGGTCTGATCCTCTGCCGTCCCTGCCGCAAGAAGTTCACCGTCACGGTCGGCACCGTGATGGAGCGTTCGCATATTCCCCTGACCAAGTGGCTCATGACCTTCCGGCTCATGGCCTCATCGAAGAAGGGCGTTTCCGCCCATCAGGTCCACCGCATGCTCGGCGTGACCTACAAGACCGCGTGGTTCCTCTGCCATCGTGTCCGCGAGGCCATGGGCCTGCCCGCAGCCGGAGTCAGCCGCCGTCTCGGACGGCGATACTTCAGGTGTCCTACGGCCAAAAAGTAGCTCGTCTAGAGCTACCTCTAGCAGGGCCTCTATTTGCTCAAGAGCCCCTGCACGAGCAGGCACGTCGAGCTGTTCACGAGCTGATCGAGGCCCTTGAGGCAGTGGCAGAGACGCCCGGACGCATATCTGCGCCACCCCGTCCTCAAACGCGAAGTTAGCTTTCACTTCTTCGGACCCTTGTCCTTCGACGGCTTCGTGAACGGCTTGGGCGGCGTCTTCACGGCCTTCCGCACCCCGCTCAGGAACCTGTCCTCAGCGCCGGGCTCGTCCTTGATCTCGTCTCTCTTCACCGGGGGCTTTGCCATGGAAAGCGCGAGAGCTTGTGGCGCACAGCGGGGTTATCGAAGCGATCAAGTCTGACCTTCTCGCCTCTCCAATGCTGCATCATGTCCGCAGCACGATGCCATCGCCCAAGAACGCACTTTCTGAGCTATGGCGTCCAACGGACCAAGCCCCCCTTCCTGAAGATACTCAGCGTTCTCAAGACTCCAATCAACCATCAGGCGACGAAACTCCTACATCGCCTGAGAGCTGATTTCCGGCCTGTCACGCTCGGGCTCCATACCCTGTCGGTCCTTGTTCCGTCAAGTATATAGTTCCCGGGGCTTCGATTGTTGCGCCCACCTCGGGGCGACGATAGCAAAAACCATCGGTGATTTGTGCACGCGCGTCAAGGGCTAGCGCGAGCGTGGTAGCTCGTGTCCATCCCGTAGTGTTGCGCCAGCCGCTCCAGGCCGAGACGGATCAGGGACAGGCCGGCGATGTAGGCTTGGCCCCGCTGCTTGCAGCCCATCCAGCCACGGCCGATCGCCTCCACGTCCCGGACCTCGAGCGCGGTGTCAACGAGGGCGGCCCACTGGTCAGCGTTGGCGACGACGCGCTGCATCTCGGCGACCTTCTGGCCGTGCCAGATGGACGGCACCTCGACGAGATCGCTGGTGTCCGTCCCGCCGTTGCCGGATGAGACGTTGGCACCGGTGGCGCCGATCAGATGCCGGGTGAGCTTGTCGCTGGCGAGCTTGGCACCGTCTGAGAGCTTTCCCGCCTGGTGCAGGGACTCGAACGTGCTGAGCTTGCGATAGGCGACACGGTTGGTGCGCTGGTCGGTGTGGGGGCGCTCCCAGGTGCCTCCCTTGGCCTCCAGTTCGGGGGTGAGGACGGTTTCCGGTCGGATGCTCGGCTTCCAGCGGCGGGCCTCCATACGGTCGTTGGCCGCCTTCACGCGGGCGAGAGGGTCAGTGTCGTTCTCGTTGGCGTTCGCTCGTTGAGGGTTGGTCTGGTCGAATTTGCCGAACGGGTCGCTTTGCGCCGGCAAGCCGCGCATGCGCTCAAGGATGCGGTGGTTGATGGTGTCCATGGGGCCTCAGGATGAGGAGACGCGCACGATTAGAGAGGACGGATTGAACGGCGGATGCCCATCGGGATGACAATGGCGCTTAGCCACGTCGACCAATTGGGGTCGTTGGTTACGAAAACGCGCGTCATCAACATGCAGAGCGCGAAGCCAGCAGCAAACGCCCAAACCGTCCTTACCGTCCGTTCCTGTGTTGTCACTTCACGGCCCTCCATGTCTGCTTGGTCACGGCTTGGGGTTCTCCTCTTTGTAGGCGTCGAACACACGGCCATGCAGCACTGCTCGGAGCTTCTTCAACTCCTCCAGGGCAGCCAGTTCCTCATCTCGAAGCTTGCCAAAATATGCATTGGTCTTCGAGTGCGGCTGATCCTTCAGTTCGATCTTCACGCTCATCTCCAGGCCGTGGATGGCCTTCTCGATGCCGTCACGGGCGGCGATGGCGGCGCGCTGCGAAAGGGTTTCGATCACACTGTCCTCCTGACGACCTTGGTTCGCTTGCTCTTACGCTGTCGGATGGTCTCTGAGACGGCCTTACGCTTGAGGGTGACGACGAGCTTGCCGCCCTTGATGCGGTAGCCTTTCAGGCGGGGCTTGTGGCCGGTCATGGGGTGGTGTTCTCCGTTGCCCGCACATCAGCAGCGTCAAAGCCGCGGGTCCATCCGCTGATGTAGCCAGCCTGGCGTCCGTGCTCGTAGCCGACGGCAAAGATCATCCCCGCGATCAGCAGAACCGCCGCGATTTTGTCGATGCGGAGCATCTTCACCCCTCCACGATCTTGCTGAGCCTTGCCATCACGTCCTCGCACTCGGCGTGAACGGCTCTCGATTGCGTCTCGTCTCTCAGGACGGAGAGAAGGCGGTGGGCGGCGGAGAGGGTCAGGTGGTCGTTGGCTCGGGAGGGCGGCGCCACATGAATGGCATCCCCAGAATCACGCATTGCCCGCTTAATGCAATCCATCCAGTCCACATCGATTTTCGCTGTGTAGACGGTCATTACACCCTGTCCTTCCGCTCGTTGTTCTCGATGATCGCACGGGCGCGGCGGTTGGCCTGCTCTAGTCCGTAAGACTTGACGATCATGTCGATCGCCTCCTGAGCGGTGCCCGTCGAGCAATGCTCTCGCAACAATCTCACGATGTCCTCAGCTACCATCTTGGCGTCGTAGTCGGTCATACGCGTGCCTTTCCTTCGTCGGCGGCCAGCAGCGCCTTGGCGAGGCGGTCTGCCTTGGCGCGCTGCCTGAGGGCCTTGCAGTGGCGGCGCCAGGCGTCGGCGGCGAGGCGGTCCATGTCGGCGGCCTCAGCCTTGCGCATCAGGGCCAGCAGCTCGTCTGCCGGGACGCGGACCAGCTTGGATCCGTTGGCGCGGGTCTGGAGTTCTATGCGGTCGGAGAGGGTCATGGCGTCAGCCCTTCCGCTTGGAGGATCGCACGGCCGATGACGGTCGGAACTTCAGGATAGATGCTGTTGCCGATCGCACGGTTTCGCTCCATTCCGAAGGGAACGCCATCAGCGCCTCCGTAAAGCGCGGATGGATCTTCCAGCCGTGCTCTTTGACGAGCGCGTGCACCCTCAAGATCGTAGATTTCTTGTACCGTCCCGTGCGGTCGTGGAGCGGTATCCCGAACCCCCGTCCGTCCATGCTGGCCGTTGGGGTAGGCCACTGCGAACACGCGCTGTCGCATGTGTGGTGCACCCAAGGCGCACGCAGATACAGTCGACCATTCCGCATCATACCCGATTGCGGCCAAGTCTCCGAGAACGGTTCCCATTCCGTCATCGAGCAGCGCTGCCACGTTTTCCAAGATCGCGTAGCGTGGTCGTATCTCGCCAATGAACCTTGCGAACTCTCCCCACAGTCCTGAGCGCTCGCCGCTAATGCCGGCGCCAAGCCCAGCTCGAGAAAGGTCCTGGCACGGGAACCCGCCGCAGATGACATCGACGGCAATTCCGTCTCGTCGAAGAGCATCGGCTGTGAGGGTGCGGACATCGTCGTAGATGGGGACGTTGGGCCAGTGCTTGGCGAGGACGCGGCGGGGATAGTCTTCGATCTCGCAGAACGCGACGGTTTCGAAGCCGCCGGCGCGCTCGAGGCCGAGGCTGAATCCTCCGATGCCGCTGAACAGGTCGAGGACGCGGAGCTTTCGCATGTCACTGCTCTCCCTCCCCTGCCATGGCGCGGGAACGGGGGTTCTCAATGCTCATTGGCGCCCTCCACGATGCCATAGCCCATGCGCGCGATGCGAAGCGCTCCAATGCGCTGATCAAGGAACAGCTCGGCGAGCGTCGGCTTGCCCATCACCTCGTGGTCTTTGACCTTGTCGATGTGGAGCAGCGTCGGGCCGTCGCCTGACGGGCGCCACACACACCAGCCGATATCGGCCTTGTTGCCCCAGTGCGCGGTGTCGGCGCCGTCGTTGAGGGTCAGCAGCTTGCCCTTGATCATGCGCTTTTCCACGCCGTCCTTCGGCGGGTGAGCACACACGATCATCAGCAGCCCGTAGTCGTCGGCGAGCTGCTTCAGCTGCATGATGAAGCGGCCCATGTAATCGGTCTTGCTCTCGCCCTTCGGCACCTCGTGATCGATCTCGTTGACGGGATCGATCGCCACGACCTTGATGCCGTAGACCTTCACCGCGTATTCGATGCGGTCGATGAGCCGGGCCGCGTTGAGCACCGCGCCGCGCTTGCGACGGAGGAAGTAAAACCCCTTCCTGATCTCGGTATCCGCGTCGGCGACCATCTCCTCTGACCACTGGTTCATCGGGAGTTTCAGCATGTGCCGGCGCAGGTCGCGGATGTAGCGCGGCTTCACCTTCTCCTCGAAAGCCGTGATCAGGCACGGCCACTTGTGGAGCTCCCAGAGCTGAACGAGGAGCTGACGCAGCAGGATGCTCTTGCCGGATCCATAGGGGCCGATCACCGGCATGAACGCCGGCAGCGTGAAGCGGAAGCCGTGCTCGTCAAGCTGCGGAAAGCCGGAGCGATAGGATAGCTGCTCGCCGGGGTCCGGGATGTCATCGACCGACGCGATCTCATCAGTCCACATGCGGCGCGCGGTCAGCATCGCGTTGCGGAGCAGATCGGGGCCGCTGTTGGCCAGCATGTCGGACGGGCCTTCGCGGTCCTCAGGCCATTCGACCCACAGGCAGCGGGTGTCGCCGAGGCGGACGGCCAAGCCATCACGCAGGCCCTCGTAGCCGTGCGGCAGGGCGAGGATCACCCGGTCGAAGATCATCAGCGACGGATCCGGCTCCCAGCCGTCAGCCGTCGGCACGTAGACCGATCGCTCGTCGCTGACGACGCGGACGGATTTGTACCCCATGTGCTTGAGGGCGAGCTGGTCGTGCTCGGTGGCGACGATGACCAGCTCGAGCGGCTGCCGGGCGGGTTTGATCTGGGCAATGGTCATACGGCCCACTCCGGCTTGACGTAGACGTGGGGCGTGCAGCCGTTGCGGGCGACCACCGGGGCGGCCTTCGGCTTCGACTTGGCGACGGCTTCGGCGTACCGGCGGTCACGATCTCGCTTGTCGCGGGCGATCTGGGCCAGCTTCCGCTCAACTTGGGCATGAACGGAGTGGGCGCGGCTGTTCGGCTGAAGGCTCCCGGCGCATTCGATCAGGGCGAGGTCGAAACCCTTCTCGTCGAATTGCTGGAGCCAGAAGGACCGGCAGCTATCGGGTGCGATAACCCGCTTCCCGTCGAACGTGAATTCGGCCATTCCCCCTGCCAAGGGGGTTAGGGGGTTCTTCTTCTCTGTATCTGTATCTGTATCTGGGGGCGTTGCGCAACGTTGCATCTCCGTTGCGGGCTCGTCCTTCTTCTTCAAAGCCCGATGTTTACGGGACCTTTCCGTGCTGCTGTCGCTCTGGAATTGCCGCTTTGACCATGCAACGACAACGCCGTCCCGGATCATTTCGAGGGTCGTGAACGCATAAAACACCTTGTCGACCGTCTCAATCTGCTCCGCTATCGTTGCCGCAACGTTGCGCGACGTTGCCTTAAACGCTCCATTGGAATTGCTCTCGGCCGCGCTCTCAAGGATCATGTCCCAAGTAGCAATGGCGACTGCGCGCGAGCATCCGGCGATCAGCGCAGCCTCGGCAATCTTCGGATCGCTCACGGTGCCCGTGTAGCGGCGATACCAACGGCTCATGATCAGCCCCCCAGCTCGTCGGCGAGCTTCGCCAGCTTGCGCGAGGCGGCTTTGATGCGGGCGCGGGCGAGGTCGCCGATCAGGTCGCGGGGCGTAATCCCCAAGACGATGCGGGAGGTCCGCAATTCGAGGCTATACCGAACCGGTACGGTCTTGATTTCGTCGGATTTCTCGGGCATAAAAACCTCGTTCGATGAATGAGCTAAGGGCCGCCACAGCCCGTGCATCTGCCAGCTACTCGCCCTCGGCTTTCCCCGCCGGGGGCGAAGTCTTTTCGGGGATCACCATCGCGACCGGCGGGATAGCCAGGTCGGGGAACATGCCGCCAAGCCAGTTCTTGCGGGGACGCTGAGCGCCAGCCCGGCGGGCGCGAAGGACGCGGTGAGCGTCGAAGCCGTTGAACTCAGCCATGGCGGGCGGTCTCGCGGAGCGCCTTGGTGTAGGCAGTCGCGTAGTGCTTCATCGCGACCTTGCGGCCTTGGCTCGCATTGGCCCTATACGCAGCCGTTGCGGCAGACCGCGCGGCATCCCTATTTCCGTTGGCTTTGATCCTCTCGCACTGCCGCTGCGCCGCCCTCTTGTCAGCGGGACGCCGCCCATGAACTCGGTGCTTAACCGCCATGACGTAACCGACGCAGCAGCCGACCATTTCCGCAATCGCGGTAGGGCCGATGCCTTGTGCGAGAAACGTCCTGATCCGCTCAGCTTTCGTCATGCGAAGCCCCGATTGAAAGGGGCCGGCGATCTCGATGACCGCCGGCCAGTCTAGGGAGGGCGCTACCGAGCCCAATGGAGGCATCGGGCGATAGCGGTCGGCGGGCGGCACGCATGGGCCGGTTCCACGCCCGGTCCGGCATATCTCCGGGCAAGTGCAGTGGATCACCCGCCGACCGCTAAGGCCGGCGAACTGACGCACTCGACAAACGCGGGGACGCTAGGTTACGCGGCGGCGCTGGCGTCGGCCGGAGCCGGGCGCCTGGGACGGGACAAAAAATCTGTCGGTGTGACCGCGCCGCCCGTCGCCACCGTGATACGCTCGAGAATCGGCCATTGCGGGCGACGTTCGCCAGCGCAGTAGCGAGTGACGGATGAGTAGTCGACACCGATCAGCTCCGCGAACTCGCGGGCCGTGATGTCCTTCTCGCGTAGGTATTCTTTCAGCTTCATGGCGCGGATAATAATTGCCGCCGTGGCGACCGTCAAGCGTCAAAAGCCTGTGTGGATAACGTCGGGATACGCGGAAATTTTGCCGTGGCGGCATTTTTCCTCTTGACGCTTGCCGTGGTGGCAATTTATGGTCACTCCAGATCAGCCGCCGGACACGACGCCGGGCACGCCCCAAGGCCCCTAGTCTCTCTCCCCGGCGGCTGATCTCAGAACACGGAGGCGGAACGTGGCGACCATCCAAATCACAGAGACCGAATTGCTTCAGGCCAAGCGCGCGATCGTCGTGCTCGCCGAGGTGATGAATATGGTCGACCGGCTCAGCGGGAAGAAGCAGGCGCCGCTTGAGCTTCGCGAGGACATGGCCGCGCTGATCGGAATCCTCAGAAAGATTGAGCCGATCGCGGACGGCAATCCGATTTCCACGCACGGCAGCGGGGGTCAAAGCGCCGTGTGAGAGGGACCGGCCGGGCACCTAATAAGGCCCGGCCGGTGGTTACAAACGGAGGCGGGAATGGCGACGGAAGGCACCTTTGAAATTGATCTCGACGCAATGGACCTGCCGGTTGCTGACGCGCTGGTGTGCGTCTCCGGCATCACGGCTGAGGTCGAATGGTACGAGGACGCTGACGAGGAATTGCATTGGAACGTCACCCTCATGGTGGACGCCAATGGGTCGAAGGCTCCGCTCGACGTGACCGACCCGCTCGGAAAAGCCCTGTTCTCGAAGGTGCATTCTCACATCGAAGAGCACTGGCAGGGAACCATCCACGACAAGGTGGAGCAGCGAGCGCCCATGCGGGACCAGTACCGCGAGCATCGGTTGGGATCGTTCGAGCTACTGGGGAGGCGGTGATCGTGACGCGTTGGGAGCTTGAAGCGTGGAGTGCGCGCGAAAGCGTGAAGGTCTGCATCGGAGCGCATCACATTCCGATGCAGCGGGCGAGGCAAATCCTCGACGGCGGTTTTTCCAAGGTCCGCATCTACAAGGTCACGGACGACATTCGGACGCTGGTTCGGATTGTTGATCGGCAGCCGGCGCCGAAGGCCAAGCCGTGGTGGCATCAGGGGGCGTGAGATGTGGGTCAGATGGTACGCGATTATCGGGTTGGTGCAAGCGTCAGTGCTGGCGGCAATGACACTTTGGGCCATGGGCGAGACGATCGAAAAGGAATCGAAGGTTCATTTCCTGGGGCTGGGCAAGCGACCGCTCGAGCGGTTGGTCTGGTCCTCGCCGGAGGAGGAGTTCCGGGCCGCTCTTGAGCGGCTACGGGAAGAGCGCGGCGACGCCATCGCGATGCAGATGTGCATGGGCGGCGTCTACCTGCTGAGGAAGATCAGCGACGACGAGCGGGCCGAGGCGGCGCGGGTCAAGCACGAGGGCTGAATATGAAAATGACGCCAATGCAGCAGCGCGTGTTCAACGCGCTTCAAGATGAGTTTGACGTGCCGTTCGCGATTGCACACAGGGCAAAGATCACGACCATCAGCCCAACCGAAACAGCTGCAAAAATTTGCAGGCAACTGACGAAGATGGGCTTGGCTGAGGAGTGCGGTAGCCGCATGTACCCGACGTGGCGCCGGGTCAAGCACGAGGGATGACGATGGCACACCTACATGACGTCCACCCGTCGATAGTCAAGGCGATCTGCGCCATCATGACGAGCGTCGATGCGGTCGCAAAGTCGAACCGCAATTCGCATGGCGGCTACAATTACTCGTCGACAGATGACATCTACGCGGCGGTGACGCGCAAGATGGGCGAGGTCGGTCTGGTCTGCCTCGTGCAAGAGGATCTATGCGAGATCAAGCGGGTCGAGTCGACGGACCCCAAGACGAAAGAGCCAAAAATCTCGCAATGGGCGCGGCTCGAGTTCTCGTTCATTCTTGCAACGGAACAAGGCACGTGGAGCGACCCCAAAGCGCGCCGGTCTCTCTTTATTCAAGTGACCGGCCCGCAGACATTCCAGAGCGCGCAGAGCTACGCCGAGAAGGCGTATCTGAGGTCGCTGTTCAAGCTCCCGACCGGCGACATGGACCTCGATTCCATGGCGCAGTCTGACGACGAGTATTCGCAGGTTGCGCTGAACAACCGCGCGCCGCGCAAATCGAGCGCCGAGGGCAAGCGGGACGGCAGCGTCAAGCTGTTCAACGAGATCCGCGCCGAGATCGCAAAGGCGATCAGCGCCGAGCATTTGCAGCACGTGAAGGAGACGCGGGCCGACGAATGGGCAGCGCTCCCTGGGAGATGGTCGGACACGCTTGACGAGGACTATGCCGTCAAGATGGACGAACTCCGCGCGCGTGCCGCATGAGGGTCCGTCTCCGCCTGTTCGATCTCTCATTGGTGAGGCACTACCGGAACGCCGGATACCTCCCCGACCAGATCGCACGGCTGACCGAATTGTCGAGACAGGACGTGTACTTTTGCTGGTGGGAACTCAATGGACAACAGCAAGCGCAGGTCACTCCAGCAGCACAAGCGGTACTTCGCGCTGATCAAGGCGGCCTTCGACCAGTGGCCGGAGCGCAGCCGGTCGAGGTTCCGGCCGGACAGCGAGGACCATCTTCGGAAGTGGCTCCAGTGCAAGGCTGGCCACCGGACGCTGGTTGAGGTCGACGTGCCGGCGACGGACCCGCGCACGCTGGAGATTGTGAAGACGGCAGTGTCGGCGGCCATGGCGGCAACGCGAGACCACGCGTGGGTGACGCAGTACAACGGCAAGATGGCCGTTGTGGCGTCGAAGTCGATCAATTTCGAGACGCTGTCTCACCGCGACTTCGACGCTCTCTCTCGCGCCGTCGAGGACATCATCAGAGCAGAGACCGGGATCGAGCCTGAGGCCCTGCTGAGGGAGCGCGCGGCATGACCAAGCGCCAGGAGTTCCCCGCCAAGGTCAAGATCGCCGCATGGGAGCGTGCGGGCGGCATCTGTGAGTGCGGCTGCAAGCTCAAGATCATCGGCGGCGTCGAATACGACCACTATCCGGTGCCGGCGTCGCTTGGCGGCCCTGGCACGTTGGAGAACTGCCGCGTGCTGGCGAAGAAGTGCCACCGCCGGATTACGGCTGAGAAGGACATCCCGGAGCTGTCGAAGTCCGACCGCATCTATGAGAAGCGGATCGGCGTGCGGAAGTCTCGCAGCCCAATGCGCGGCTGGCGCAAGTTCGACGGAAGCCCGGTGTGGAGGGACAAGCGATGAGGCTTCTATCCTTCCCCCGCATTGCCCGGAAGCCAGACCCGGCCGCCGGCTACGCGCTGGAGTTCGCCGCGTTGTCGAAGTGCTGGGCCGAGATCGCCCAACTCGAAACCGGGGCACAGCTTCGCATCGTCGAGCACCTGAGAGATGTCATCAACGAGCGCGCGCAATATGAGATGCGGGAGATACCCCATGAGTGACTTCCCCCGCTATGCGCTGATCTTCGTGGCCGGGATGATGGCCGGATCGGCTCTGCGCATCCTAGAGACATGGATCAAGGTGTGCCCATGAAACCCGGACGAGATCAGAAGCGGGCGCTGCAATGGCTCAGCCAGGAGCCAATGTTTTGCTTTGAGGCTGGGAGACCATTCGAATGTCGGAACGGGTCGGCAGCCAATCCACTGATGCAAGGATTGGCCCACCGTGGATGGGCACAGATCGAAAGAGAGTACGCGGGCATTCGGCCGAAATGGAAGGCCGAGATCACCGACGCTGGCCGCAAGGCTCTGGAGGACGCGCCGTGACCCGCCCTGCCTACATGAGCCGCGAGACGCTGGCGACGGTAACGTTACTGACGATCCGAGAGGTCGCCGCCAGGCTGCGGTGCTCAACTCGCAAGGTGATGCGGCTCCCGCTTCCGTTCGTGAAGATCGGGGCGTCTCGCCGATACGATCCCGCCGACGTGGAAGCGTACCTTGAGAGGCAGAAGCAATGTCCCTCTTCAGACGGCCACGGTCGCCGTACTGGTACTGTGAGATACAAGTCGCAGGCCGTCGGGTTGTCCGAAGCACTGGCACGGACAGCAAGCGCGAGGCGCTGAAGTTTGAGTCGGCGCTACGGCAAGACGCCCTACCGCTACAGCCCGCAGCACCAAGCGTGGCGCTCCGCCGTGCTTCGCGGCGATGAGAACGCGGCCAACAAGGCTCGCCATGACCACGAGACTTTCATTCGGCGCGAGTTTAGCGATCGGCCGATCGGCGGCTGATCCCAGGATCAACAGGAGGCACCCATGTTCTGGCTCGGTTTGGCTCTCGGCTTCGTGCTCTGCGGCGCCTTCGTGGTCGGGGTGGTCATTGGCGAGATTGCCTCCGAGGCAGACCAGTTCAGCACGCCCGGAACCCCTCCGGCTCGCAATAGAGTGGAGCTTGTTGACCGGATGCCGCAGGTCAGAGACCTACGGCCTTCGGTGGACCGACGTTGACCTGGGGCGGCGCGAGGCGTCGATCAGGGGCAAGACCGGCCTGCGCACCCTAAAGCTCTCAGACGCGGCCCTGAGCCTCTTGGCGCGCATCCAGGCATCAGACCCCGGCTCTGCCGTTTTCGATCGCCGGAACCAGCGCAAGATGTTCGATGCTGCGGTTAAGGCGGCTGGCCTGTCGGACTTCACCTGGCACGATCTCAGACATACCCATGCAACTTGGCTGCGGCAGCGGGGAGCCGCGCTCGAGATCGTTCAACGGTCGCTAGGGCATTCGAGCATCACGACGACGCAGCGCTACGCCCATGTGGCGGATCGGGAGGTGCAGGACGCCTTAGCGTCACTCCCAACACTAAGCCCAACACCAGACGCCGGCAGTAACGTCATCCCATTGAAGCGTCGGAAGAAACCGGCCTAAGCGGTTCCGATTAAAAGTCAGATGCTCTGCCACTGAGCTACCCGCCCGGAATGCCCGTGAATACTGGGTTTTTGACGCCTAGTCTACGTCTCTGCAGTGTGACAGAACGTGACGGACATGCCGTGAACAGGACAGGACTCCCCCAGCACTGAGTCCCATCACGGCTACCTCTCTGTCTTGAACTCAGTGAGTTCCTTCGCCGAAAACGTGCTCGCGATATTTGCGAGCCGTCGTCGCCTCGTCTTTCATCGCGCACGAGAAACAAAGCCACTCTCCGTTTGGTCCGTAAGGGCGCAACTCAGCATGCTTCCCACAGGTGTCGCAGTCTCCATCTGGGCTAAACGTGCGGTCGAGCACTCCGACATTGCCGACCCTTTGAGCTCTGAGCCTAGCCGCTGCTGCGCGACGTTCTTTCCTGTTCATCGTTCGCTACCTCCTCGCCTTAGGCGCGCACGCCAACGATCGACCGCCACAGCAGCCACAGCGCGACGCGGGCCAGCTCCGACTTGGTGAACACGTGGATCGTCTTCACCTCAGGGTTCAGGTTGTGCACTTCCAACGCCAGCGCTCGCATTTCGAGCGAGCCGCTGAAGTCGGTCGGGTCCTGCGCTGGCGAAAGATGCAGCCGCAGCCCCGTCTCATGCCATGCCGTCGTGTCCGTGAAGTGCACCGTGGTCTCCATCACTGTTTTGCCGCTTCGCCCGCGCGGATGTCGGCAATGTCGTCATCGCTGAAACCAGTCACAGACTGCTGAGCGTCGAACTCGCGCACGGCTTTAATAGCAGCACGCGCGACAAAGAAGAGGTAGTCGCGCCGGTTCTGCTTCGCCATCTCAAGTGGCTCCCCAAGGGCGGCACTAATGGCTGTCGCGACGTGCTGCACTTCATTCATGGCTACGCTACCTCTCTGTTTTGTCCCGCGCGGGTACTAGAGCCTCGCCTTGCGGCCCGCCGTTGAGCCGGCGGAACTCACGCTCGGCCGCGCCGAAGTCATCACGCCACGATTTGGCAGCGTCGACCGACACGAACAGTGCCGACACCCAACCCGCGCCGTCAGCGGCCGACGCATAGCCGCCGCCGTGTTCGTAGTACGTCACGTCGCCGTCGATGATCTGCCTCGGCTGTGTCACGGCAGTCTCCTATTCTGTTTCCACATTTGGCATCGGTAGCCAACTGCACACCCGTCGCGCCCACAGATCAGCGTCGCACCATGGCGCGTGTCGACGCAGCCACAGCCACACAGCCGCCTCGCGTCGCCGCAGCGTCCACGCCATCCGATCAATGTATGGGTCGCGATTGCCCATCTCTATCCAGATGCCGTAGGCGTAGCACCCGCGACCCGCCGCCCATCGCCGGGCGCGCTCACGATCGCTGCCGATGTGTCGGCGCCACACGTCATGCATAGACCGCTCCGATTCCGTTTTGGATTGGCTCAAGTTGTGTACACGGCCGAACCATCAGGCAGGACAACCGGCGCGGTTCCGTGCCGCGCATCGTGCGCACACTCGATAGCGTTCGCGAACCAACCGACCATCCAGCCTTCGGGGTCGTCGCCAAGGTCGATGCCCTTCGACTTTGCCACCGCGCAGAATGCGCGCGACCAGTTCATGGCGTTGTCTCCACACATCTGCCCAAGCTCTGGGCCAACGCTTAGAAGATTAGCTTCGGGTGCAATGTCCTTCGTGTATGCCATCGTGGTCTGCCTCTCCGTTTCAATGGTCAATTCGGAATGTCGGTTGGCACGTCGATCCGTCGACCGTCGTGCATGGTGATGCTTGTGATGATGCCGTCACCCTCATCGCGAGCGCTGTTGATGAACACCGCGGCGAACAGCGCGCTATCAGTCGTGAGGGCCAGCCACGCAAAGTAGAGGAACCTACGGCAGTTACCGAGGCGCTGCCGAACCTCATCGCGCGTCGTCCACGGCTGCGCCTTGCGGTTGATCTTCACTGCCTTCAAGGCACGCTCCTTCGTCGGGTTAATCGACCCGCGCGCCGCCCGCAGTGCGAGCGAGGTGCTTGTGCTCAGCTGCGTGACCGGCTGCGATGAGCCGATCAACCAGCGCCTCACGCTCGTTCGCGGCTTCTACCATCCACGAGCCCCACCCAGCGGCATCCTCAAACATGGCGTCAATCTCGGCGATGCGGCGCCGTACCGTCTGTTCGTCCATGACCGCTCCTTACTGTTTTGCCGCAGTTTCCGCCGCGCGTTTGAAGTGCGCGCCGCTGACTTCATACGCAGCTACCGCGCCGAGTTGGCCTAACGAGGCTTTCGGCGCGACCTGCACTGCCAGCTTCCACGCTTCCGCGAATGGGCGCAGTGCGGCCTCTAGCTCGGCAATGCGCGCCCGCATGATCGTTTCGCGTTCTTCTACCTTGCGCCACACATCCTGCATCTCAGTCGCTCCGTTACCGTTTCTTCCGTTTCAGCTTCGCGCGTCCGCTTGGCCCCAGCCGATGCGACCGGCCCAACGCCCACGCGCTAATACTCATCATGTCGCGGTCGCCGCGCTTCGCAGCCTCGGCGCGGATAAGCGTCTCGGCTTCCTTGTTTGTGGCGACCTTCATCGAGTACCAGATTGGCGCAGACCACGCGCGCTGTTCTGCGGTCAATGTCCACGGCGGACGGCCGGCGTCGCCACCGTCGCGAGCGCGTGCGATGGCGTCCAACGTGCCCGCCAGAAATTCGTCGCGCTCCGCACGTTTGGCCGTGTCGCAGCCGGTTTGCAGATCGTGCAACGTGCCGCCGGCTTCCTCAATCGCGGCGAGCGCGGCGAACACTTGCCGGCGCGCGGGCGCCTTCGATGACGGGTCAATGAGCGCGCGGCCGTTGCAGATCAGGACCACGTCGCCGGGGCGCAGCATCTTCAACAGCGTGCGCCATGTCTCGCGCGGCCGGTCCCGATCGCGGCGCCCGTCAATGACGAGACGGTCAGCGCCGGCAGCGGTTAGCCGCCTTTGCTGCTCCGTAGTGGAGAGCTTGGGCAACTTCCGAATCCAGCCGATGGTGAGTGCGCTTGTGGACATTGCGGAAACCTACACGCAATTTCCGCTTGACGCAAGGCGCACGTGCATCTAGGGTGCATTTATCAACGGCGGCTAGGCCCGCCAGACAAGACGAGGACCGCCGCGATGCCGAACGACGTGACGAATGAACTGGTATTTCGCGGCGTCGACAGCGCCGGGCAAGAAGCTATCGAAGCCAAGCTGTGTGTAGACGGCAAGGTCGACTTCGAGGTGCTGGTGCCAACACCGCTGAACGTATGGCGCGGCAACGTAAGTTCGGCACACGAGCAAGCGTTCGGCCGCGAGCGCTGCGGTCTTGATTGGTCGAGAGTGGAGTGGGGAACGAAGTGGAACGCCTATAGCCACAAGCCGATTGATCGCACGGCCGACACGATCACTTTCGTGTTCAACACGGCATGGCGTCCGCCGTATCCGTGGCTCGTGGCGGTGTTCAACTCGCTCAAGTGCGACTTCGATCACAACTGGCTCGATGGGGGAGCCAGTCGGGGCGTCGAGGGACGGTGGCGCTATAGCGAGATGGAAAAGAACGTCGGCGATCCGTGGCGCGAGACTCCGTGCAGCGACGAGATGCAACGTCATCTGCATAAACTGAGGTGGGGCGTCGAGGAATTTCCTGATGCGCGCGAACTCGGCTTCCGACACAGCGACGCCGGAAAGGTACTTGACGTACAAAGCAGCGTTCTTGACGCTCTGCTGTACGACGACCCCGCGTAACCAAGACGAGGAAGGCCGCGCTATCGCTTCCAGACAAGCCTCGTAACGCTGGGATCGGCTGACTGCCTTCTCACGTCAGCGACCAGCAATGCCGCCGCGTAGACGCACAGGGCGAGCCCTGCCACCGTCATCGCCCGAGCAGCGAACTGGCGATGTCGGCCGAAATCCACCCGGCTTTGAGGGCGATGACCAGCAGCAGCGGGACGACGACCCTTTCCCAAGGAAGCCGTTGGGCGATCTCGATTGCTGACGGCTGGTCCTCGAGATGCGTGACCCTCTCCTCGAGCTGGTCTATCCGCCATCGCAACGTGCGCGGATCGTTCCCGTCTACGTGCGGCGGCAATGAGGGGGAAGGTCTGCGAGAGATCATCCGTGGCTGCCATGGCTCAGCTCTTCCAGGTAGACGCCACGCGTTGGGGTGCGAGATCGCAAGGGGCCTTATAGACCGTATCCTTGCCGCTCTTGATCGTCGCCCGATAGGAGTTCTGCGCCGCGATCTGGCGCTGCTGCCAGCACGGCGACTTGGGCGAGTTCTCGACGACGGGGAGCTCGTCGAGGAGCTTAGTCGTTCCGGGTAGTGGGGTCGATGGGTCCGCGCACGCGGGGAGAAGCAGAAGCAGCAGCAGCACGCTTGCCCTTGTCGGTCGCATTGGTGGTGGCCTTTTCGATCTTAGCCACCGCGCGCTGCTCGCCGACGGCCTGGTGTTTCTTCGCGAACGCCCACGTCCACGCACCGAACGCCACCAGACCCGCAGCGATCGCCGCGAATATACCATTACCCGTCAACAGGAGCTTCAGTAGATTGAGCATTTTGGGCCGCCTGATTGATGTTGTCGGAGATCTTGCGGAACACCACCAAGGCAAGACCGAACACACTCAGACCAGCACCAACCGACCCGACGTTAACCCCAAACGTCGCCAGGAACGGCGCAACGCTGGTCCACTCGTTGACGTGCGCAGCCGCCTCGATCGCCATTTGAATGGCGCCGTGGAGCCACTGGATCAGCAAGCCAACGAACGTAAGCAGCGCGCCGAAGATCGTCCGTGAACTCTTCAGCGTTTCCACCGTGACTTGCACCTTGCTGACGGCCGGGGCCGCTCGAGACTGCGCTTCAGCGTCGGGGTAGAGGTCGGCCGGCAGTTGGAAGTGCGGCGTGTCCACGAAGCTCTTCCAGTCTCCGCCCCACTCGATCGGGATGCCGAGCTCGCCGGCCGCGCGTTTCATGGCGTCGGCAACGGCCTTCATCCTGCCGTCGTCGTATGAGACCTTTCCATCCTCAGTGACGGCGACCAGATCCACGGCGCAGCCAACCAGATGGCGAGACTTGAGCGTCTTGGACTTGCCCTGGGCGACAAGCTGCTTCTGCCGCGCGAAGGTGCGGACGCCGTCGGTGACGTGGAACTTCTGATAGCCATGGGCGGCTTCCACGACGCGGACAAGATCAGGATGCACGCCCGCCAGCTTTTCAAGCGAGCGAGCTGCGAGAGTCATTGCTGTTGCTGGCCTCCCTGTTGGGCAGTGAGTAGGGCGAGGATGGCTGCGGTCGTGGGGTCTGGAGCGTTTGAATATTTTTTAAGAACGTCTATCAATTCATCTTTGAAAATTACGTAGTTGTGGGTAAGTTGATCTCCAGATCCTTTTGCCTTTTTGTTTTGCTTCCTTGACCACTGGTCAAGAAACTTAACGCCGTCAACCCCATGTTCGGCTAATAACTGCGTAGCTTCTTTTTTTCCTTCGGCTGGACTTCTTCCAAAATCAGACTTGATTCTTTGCCACCATGTTTTCTGGTGGTCACCTCTTGCCAGAGCTGCCGCTATTGCATAGAGTTGGCTGGGCTCTGCTTCATCAAAAGATGAGGTGCGATGTTTCTCAAAAGCTCCCCAGTCTTTGTCCCAAACTGCCGCTCTAAGTGCTTCACGAACTTCGGGTGATTGCTGCCCAACAGGCTTGTCCCATTGCAGCATTTTGCTGTCATCAGTGCTTATGTTGACCTCGTACATTCGGCCTTTGCCGTCCTTGCTAAGCCTGTCTCTGTAGTATTTTGCGGTTGGTTCTGCGTCAGCAAAATAATGCCCATACCCAGCAAGGGTTCCCCCTTCTCCCGTGCCGATCTTGCTCAGGTCAAAGCGGTCGAAGTCATGCGGAGACCCGTGGTAGGCCTTGATTCCCGTCGGCCTTTCCTGCGCTGTGAGTGCTGCTGCCGCAGCGGCGGTGGTCGGGTCGTCGGCATTAGAGAACAGCGTTTCCCCCGTGATGGGTGACTTGACGCTTCCTTTCTTGAACGTGACGACCGTATCCCCAATTCGCCCAGGAGGCGCTGGAAGCTCTGGACTATCCATTACGCCTTGGGCAATCATTCCATCGTGACCGCGTTCCCGCGCAATCTTTGAAAGCTGACGAATGTCGTATGTCCCGCCCTCAAACGGGATGGCGTCGTATTCGGTACCCCGAGGGGGTTGCACACGAAGCGGGTTTGATAGCGTCGTGTCCATCGGAACCACGGCGCCTTGAACATTGCCGTACTTCGACGCGTAGTCTCCGGCTACGGTCGGATTGGTCGACGACCACACCTCGTCAGAGTTGCGCATCACGTCGAAGTTGGGGTTCGGGTCACGGCGCCCGTGATAAGTGCGCAATGGGAATTCTGCTGCCTTCGGTGCAGATCGTCCAATCGCCGCCCCTGCCGCCGGGAGCGCTCCCGCCACGTCGAAGGATGCTTCACTCGCCGCCCTGATCGCGTCCCGGTCTCCGCTGCGGACAATGTCGGAGAGAGGGGCGGTCATTAGGGATTGCAGACTTTCCGCCGGCTGCTGGATGACGCCGGGGACGGCGAGCTCGGGCTTGCCCTGCGCGTTGATCTGGCTCGGCACCCACGTCCCGCGCTGGCCGGGCTGAGCTTCTCCGAACGCGCCTTGCTTCAGCATGTCCGTGAGACGCTGGAGAAACGGGCGCTGGTCTTCTTCCTGTACCGGGATGACGTCGAGGTCGCCGGCTCGATTGCGTTCGGCCAGGGCGCGGACGATGGCGTCGCTCATGACACCACGCTCCGCAGCCGTTCCAACGTGCTTTGCACGGAAATCACCTCTTTTTTTAACCGTTCGATGTCGTCGGCCTGACGTTTGACAAGCTCGAGCAATTCGCGAGGGATGGCTTCTGTTCGCACCTCGCGATCGTGCCGCAACGTCGGGAGCCGATGGGGATGCCTCACAGCCCCTCCCAACTTACAGCCGCAAAAGCTGTTTCGGCGCCGGCGACCGTTGTGGCCGCGTTAACAGCCGCCTTGCCGCTCAAGCGCCGTGCCTCGATCTGCGCTGCTATGGCCGCCCATTGGCTCTCTCGCGCGAGCACGAGCGTTGCGCAGTCCGCCAACGTCCCTGCCTCAATGCCAACGCTGGCCGATAGCACAGGGCACAGCGCGGGGTTGGCATTGGCGCCTTGGGTGTCGACGTACTCGGCCTCGCGCCGCTTGCGCTCGTAAAGCAGGTCCTGACCTGGCTGTGTGGTGATGTACTTGGCGCGGATGGAGCCGGCCTTGGCCTCGATCTCCGCGAGCAGGCGCGCCTTGGTGATGGCGAGCGCGGCGGCCTGATCTGTGGTGATGCCGCCCGCGCCGTCGCTGATCCATGCCTCGCGCACGTTGCGCGGCGGAAGCGGCTTGTCCTCGGCGATCTCGAGGATTTGCCCGCCGATTTCAATCGTTCTCATGCGGCCAAGGTCTCCAGGCGCCACGCGTTGCGCGTGGCGCGGTTGGTCGGTGTCTGCGAACGCAGCACAAAGCGATACATCGGCCGATTGTGCGGAACCGCCCACACGCGGGCCGGCACGTCCTTGCGCAAAAGGTAATCCATGGCCTCGCGCTCGGTCATCGGGCCGACCGGATCGGCCGTGTGCAGGCGATGATGCGGCAACACTTCCTCGCGCACCACGGCGCCACTGCGTCTGTACTCCTGCGCTTCGATCTCGATCGCGTCCACCTTACGCCCATCATGAAGCGTCAGGCGCAGGGGCAGATGGTGATACGCCTCGAGCGGCGGCAGCAACCAGCCATGCATCGCCATGGCGAGCCATTGCGGGCTCGGCGTGGTGATGGCCACCGGAGCGTCTGGGTTGGCCGGGTCCTCCCACGCGATGCAATAGGACGGTTGCACGGGCGGGAGCTGTCGCGCCCAGTCCATGCGCTGCCACATCGTCATCATGCCGAGTCCCCGAACACGGCGAAGTCGACGTGGGCGGCGTCTCGCGCAGTGCCACTCCCCGTGAGAGACGTAATATAAAAGCATCCCATGCGGAGGTAGGTCGTCGCCTTGCGGCCCGCCGCGCCCGAGTACCAAGGAAACAAAAAGCCTGATCCGCCCGCCGTCGCCCACGCTTGGTTGGAGAACGTCGCGTTGGCTAGGGCGGTTGTGAACGTCGTTGTGTAGTCGCCGGTGCCGTGGTCGGTCATGGAAGACACGTTGTAGCCGTCGGTCGACGCAACCGTTCCGGTGTCCGCAGCAGTGTTCCACATCTTTGCAACGGCCTGGTGCGCTTTGGCGTTGCTCGGCGTCAGCGCGAGCGTCGTGCTCGATCCCGTATTGACCTCGGCATTCGTCGCAATCTCGATGATGCCTGCCGCCGTATCGCTGGCCGCTGCGCCGATCGTGTAGGTGTTGATCGTGCCGACGCCGGTCAGGTTGGCGCTGTCGTCGATCGTTATGCCGGACGCCTGAACGCCCTTGCCGGTGCCGTCTGACCGAATGATGCGGTTATCGGTGCCGAACGAGGACGCCGCCGTCACGTCGCCCGTACCGGACACCGTCGCCCATGCGGGATTGGCCGCCGCGCCTCCGGTCTGGAGCACCTGCCCCGACGTGCCGGGACCGAGCGCCACCCACTGCGAGCCGTCGCGATAGAGCACCGCGCCTTGCGTCGAGCTGATGCCCTCGGCCAGCGCTCGGAACCCCGCCGCCGCGGTGCTGGCGCCCGTGCCGCCGTCAGCAATTGCAACGTCCGTCCCGCTGGGGGCGTAATAGTCGGTGCCTGCGCTCGCCGCGCTCAGCACGCCCGATGCTGCCTTGAGCAGTCCGGTCGTGCTCGCCCGCTTGATGGTCTTGCCGCCGGTCCCGTCGAATAGGGCAATCTCGCCATCGACCGATGATGCTGCGCCGACCACATCACCATAGT